GTACGAATATGATACTCGGTATTGACGGCGGGGCTAACGACGGTACGGATACGCTGACGCTGGCAAGTTATACGATAACTACTTTAGCGGCGGCGATAATTGCACTTGGTAAAAGCTGGTCGGCTACAGTGGCGACTTCTTTAACCGGCGTGTGGAACGCCGACGAATTATTGCCGTTGATGGGTGCGAATTGCTTAGATCAGTTTGCTAATCCTGAAATACCGGACGACTTAGTTTATAACTACACCGTCGAGGAGGGCGAAGGGAACATACATTTACATAGCAGGAATTTTACTAAGGGCAGGCGAAATATTGTTATCAGATATACAGCCGGTTATACGACGAGCGGCATTTGGATTTTGCCTACTGACCTTGAACAGATTTGTATTGACTTGGTTAATTCATATTATCAGGGCAGGGACAAAGACCAGAGTTTGAAAAGTGAAAAGATCGGTGATTATGCTTATACGATGGGCGGTAATCAAACGAGCGATATACCGCAGAGCTTAAAGAGCAGATTGTCAATTTATAAGAAGTGGCGAATATGAGTATAGACAGTCTTTATAATTCGACCGGTATTGTTAAGCAGTTGGCACGTAGCCAGAACGCTCTTGGCGTAAATAAGAAAACGTACACGACGAGAATATCGGCTTTGAAGTGTCGGCTAAACGCAAAGACGGTAAACGAGGAAGATGAGTTTGGAAAAGTAACCGTGCGAAATTCTTGGAAATTATTTTGTGCGGCTACAAGTACCAACAGGGCAATAAGTGAGAGTGATAAAATTACGATAAGTAGTCAGGATTATAAAGTAACGGGAATATATAACGTAGCTAACATGAATCACCATCTTGAAATCGAATTGACGGAGATTAGGTAAGTGGCAAAAGATTGGAACTTAAAATGGCGTGGCAAGGAAGTTTTTATAGAAGCCACAAAAGTAAATATCAGGGCTATGACTAAAGCGGCTTTGATTGTTGAGCGTGATGTTAAAAAGAATTTTACAAAGAAAGGTTCAGGTGCGAGCAGGCGAAAAACTCTAACAGGAAAAAGGCATAAAGCGTCGTTGGCTGGCCAGCCACCTGCGGTTGATACTGGTATTTTGCGTGCGAGTATCATGCACCAGATTAAAGTTAAAGCTGGCTCGGTCAATGGTATGGTCGGTGTTGATATAGAAAAACTTGCGGCGTTATCGTCAGCAGGTACTGACGTTGAGTACGGTTTATATTTAGAGGTTGGTACAAGTAAGATGGCGGCGAGGCCGTATTTAAGACCGGCATTGAAAAGAAAAAGTAGAACGATTAAAAGGATTTTTGATAAAGCTAATGGCTAATTTACTAACGGCGGTACAGGAAGGAATAATGAAGCAGTATAACGCTCAGACTGAAAAGTTTGCGGATGGGCTGCACTTTGTTCAAGCTCCGCAGGGTACTACCGGTGAATGGGCTGTTTTTACTTACGATGGCAATACAGGTGATGAGATTATGGGTGGTGCGGATGATGTTATCGAAACCGCCGAGATCAGATTTAATTTGTTTACAGATATTGAGGATGGCGGTTATACGATCGGTGAGATGATAGATAAGCTAACAAACCGTTTTGATTGGCGTGAGTTATTTGTAAGGGGTTACGACTATATAAAAATGCAGAGAATGGCAATCAGCCCTATTCTTTACATAGATTCGATTTGGCAAACGGCTGTATTATACGAATTATCAATTTGTAAGGAGTAAATATTATGGCAGCGATGCACGGAAAAGGCGGTACGGCTGCGTTTACGAGCCTAACTTTTGAATTGCTTAGTTGGTCGGTTGATGGAACGGCTGATGTAGCCGAGGCGACTGACATGGGTGATACTTGGAAAACATACTTAGCCGGTTTTAAGGATTGGACGGCGACGGCTGAATGTAATTTGCCGAAAGCCGGTGCGGGTGTGGCGGCTCTTGGCACTACAGCGACTTTAACTTTTGATACTGCTGCTGATGGCGGGTTGGCTTATGCCGGTACAGGTTTTTGTACCGGTTTCAGTCCGTCGGCAGATAAAGACGGTGTTGCTGCAATCACACTGACGTTTCAGGGTTCGGGTGCTTTGACAGAAGTTTAATAGTTAGGAGATAATAATTATGGCGGCTTTTCATGGTAAAGCTGGCAGGGTACAGTTTGCCGCTGGTACGGCTGCAAGCGTACTTAGCTGGTCGATCGACGCTGCAGCAAGCGTTGAAGAAACTACAGTAATGAGTCCGGCCGATGTTGCGGCTTCGGCTCATTGGAAAACATATTTAGCCGGTTACAAAACGTGGTCTGCTACGGTTGAATGTTTACTTGATGAATCGGTTGGCTTTGACCCTTCATTGTCAGCCGACTTACAAGACGGCGATGGCGATACGCTTGTACTTTATGCTTCGCCGGTCGATATTGGTGCGAGGAAATATTCAGGTACGGCAATTGTTACCGGTATTGCGTCGGCTATTGATAAAGATGGCGTCGCTCAAGTTACTTATACATATCAAGGTTCTGGGACGCTTACTGTAGCGGCGAGTGATTACGACCCGACACCGTAAAAATTAAGGAGATATTAAGATGGCTTTTTTGCATGGCAAAGCGGCGAAGATACTTTGGGACGCTCAAAATAACAGTACCGAGTTACTGCACGGCCAGTCGTGGTCGGCTGAGGCTACGCAGGACGTTGCGGAGATTACATCGTTTCAGGATACTTGGCGTACTTTCATCGGCGGCTTTAATGATTGGACAGCAACGGTTGAGTGTCTATTACCGAAAGCCGGTGCGGGTATTACATACGCTACCGGCAATCCAAACGGTATGGGCGATGTAGAGGCTAAACTTGAATTGTATTTTCAATGGGATAGCGGTACACCGCTTTATAGGGCAGTTTATGGTTCGTGCGTATGTACCGGTAAGGTTGTTGGTGCGGATAAAGACGGTATCGCTACTGTAACATATACGTTTCAAGGTACGGACACTTTAGCTTGGCACAGCGGGGCGGCTGAACCGGCTTATTAAAATTTTATTTAAGGAGATGAGAAAATGAGTATGGACTTAAGTGGATTTGTACGAAAGAAAACGAAAATAACAATCGGCGGTAAAGAGTTTACTTTTAGCGAGTTGACGCTTGGTAATTTGTGCGAGTTTCGGGCGGTGTTAAATACGAGGCGGGAAGTGTATAACGCCAAAAGACGTAAGCGGCTCATTGAGGAATCGAAAGATATAGGGAACATCGACTCGCTCGAATTGATAAAGTATATTGATAAGCCAATGACCGAAGATGAGATAGACGCAGAGATGGAAACTACGGACGGTATTGCTTTACTGGCTTATTATTCTTTGAGGCCGTCGCATGAAAAAGTATCTATCGATGATGCTAAAAAAATACTGCTGCCGAATATTTTGGAAAAAGTAACGGCGGCAATGTTTCCACCTGTTGAGGAAACTAAAAAAAAACGACCACGACAACCGGTGAAAGCAAGTTAGATTGGACGACGGCGGTTGCTTTGGTTTGCAGATTTTATAATTTCAGCTTTGATAAAGTATTGAGTATGACGATGAGGACGTTTAATATATTTCTGCACGAAATGAGCGTGATTATCAAAATGGAAAACGGCGGCGAAGAAAAAAAGAATGAGAGCTTGACCGGCAATGCCGGTTTTGCTTTGGCTAAAACTATTTTTCCAAAAGGTAAGGGTTAAGATATGCCTACACTTGGTAAAGCATTTGTAAATATTAGGGCTAACATGAAGGGCTTGCGGGTCGATTTGAAAGCGGCCAAAGGTCTGGTTATCGGTGCTCTTAAAGGTATGTCAAAAGTTGCAACGGCGATACCTAAGCTCATTGGTAAAACTATAAAAACGGCAATCGTTACGAGTATGAAAATAGTAAAATCTGTCGTCCAAAAATCATTCGCTGCTATAGTTAAGATTGCAAAAGTATCAGCCGTTGCGATCGCCGGAGCTTTGACAGCTTCGATAGTTGCGTTTGCCGGCTTTGAAAATTCGATGCGAACTGCAACGTCGGTTAGCGAAGTAACCGAGGCTCAATTCGTAAAGATGTCAAAGATGGCGAGAGAACAGGCGATACGATTAAATATGAGTGCCAAAGAATTAGCTACTGGATTTTATTTTCTTGGCTCTGCCGGTTTGAGTGTAACCGACCAGATGAAAGCGTTTGTTTCGGTAGCGACTTTAGCAAAAGCCGGTAATCTTGAAATGGGCAGGTCTGCTGAAATTGTTGTTGATACGATGAAGGGCTTTAAGATCAGTTTCGACGAAACAAAAAGGGTAACTGATACGATGGCAAAGGCTGTTACGTCGTCAAATCAGACGTTTGGTCAATTGGGCGAGGCGTTGTCGAAAGTATCAGGTGTCGCACGGATTGGAAATAATACACTTGAGGATACCGTTGCGGCGTTAGCGGCGATGAGTGATGTTGGTATAAAAGGTGCTTTAGCTGGTACGCAGTTGCGTATGGCTATCCTGAGAATGATGGCTCCGATGAGTGATTCACGTAAACTTATGAAAGAGTACGGTATAGAAATATTTGATTCGTCTGGCAAGATGAAGGCTTTTATAACTATACTTGGTGATATAAGCGAGAAGTTAAAAGGTGCGTCAGAGGAGCAGCGTAATCTTGCGTTTAAAACCTTATTCGGCAGGCGTGCGGTATCAAGTCAGATTGCATTACTCGATAAAGGCCGTGTTGCTTTACGGGCTTATTCTGATGCTATAAGAGATGCGGGCGGGGCGGCTGATACTATTGCAGAGAAAAACTTGCGGTCTTTGGGCGAGCAATTTGGTCGGCTTTGGCAAATGATTAAAGACGTTGGAATTATAATCGGTGAGGCTTTGAATCCTGCTTTGCTTGGTTCTGTCAAAAACTTACAGGAGTTAACTACCAAGATAAGCAAATTCGTATCGGATAATAAATTCAAACTTATGGAGTGGGCTTTAATTGTAAAAGGTACGATCGAGGCAGCGTTTAATTTTATTGTAAATTTATGGAAAAATGACGAGCTTGGCAATGCGGTTAAATTTGCCTTAGATGTTGCGATGTCGCATTTTGAAAGATGGGGTCAGCGGTTACTGATATTCGGAACGGAAATCGGCAAAGGGCTTGGTGATATTTTGCTTGGTGGGATGTCAAAGAAAATCGGCGAAGGGTTAATAAAGCATAGTGGAGCAGCTGGTAGAAGTAGTTTTATGACAGGAGTACAGTTTCCGATTACCGGAGCAGCAAGGGTGGGGATACATAATCTTGGACAAGATTTAGTAAGTGCCTCTGCTGCCAATAACGTTTCGGTGAAAGACGTTATTGATAAAGCACTTTTGAAATCGTTAGAAGTAAAGCCGGAGGGCTTGACTGAAGTAAAGCCGGAGGGCTTGACTGGTGCGGTTGAAGATTTAACTGACGAGCTTAAAAAGGTACGAGAAGATGCGAAGGCAGCGGCAGAAAAACAAAAAGAGATCGAGCGAAA